TCGGGTTACAGTCAAAGAGGGACAGTGGGTGGTTCCCCTGTCGATCATTATATGATTCTGAATCACTACGGGAGTAATAGTCTCTCGTGTCACGCGAACGTGACTCAAGTCAACAACAGTTAGTGGGCCTGTGGGTCCAACCCCTTCCGTGCATGCACGAAGAGGTTGTCACTCCAGAACTACGTTGTTGTACTCTATTCCTCGCCATAGGTAACTGGCATCTCCTATTTAACCCCAACATGACAGAACAGCAATCAAATTCATTTACGTATAAACAAATCCGATCGTTATCCTGCAAGTTGAGAGGGCACATCATAGGAAACACAGTGGAAAGTGATTCCCGCCGACCGCGTACAGTCAAAAACATCGAAGGCTTGCTCGAAAGAGTGAGCGAACTTTTCGGTTATGACCCTGCGAGTATGCGAGACAGAATCCTTTATTGTGTACTACAAGTCAGTAATCTTCACCAAAACTTAAGGTGGATCGAGCCGACCGTTGATCGCCAATCGATAGATCTTTACCTTCATGAAGCAATCGAGAGAGTTTACTATAATATTAATGGTATACTCAATCTTTTGTTCATTTACGGTTATAAGTTCTATCCTCAGGATCTAGGCCGACTTTGGAATAAACTCTTGTGGTTAGACATTGGTAACGAGATGGAAGAATATTTAAAGTTCCAATCATCGAGTTATCTTGCAAAGATGCTCAAACAAGACATCTATGCAGGAATGCCACAGTCAACCAAGTTTACTCCCGAGTTCTTCCTTATGGGAAGAATGAATAAATTCTTGAGAAGGAAGTTATTCACTCGTGATCTTCATTTTGGATGGAGTGTTTGTCAGTTGAAGAGAGGCATGTCCCCTCTTAGAGGAATCTCTGTTATTGAGAACCTCCGCAAACATGCTCGACTTTTGAGTAATCAGCGTTTAACGCCGACTGAACTCTTGAGAGAGGTAACACGCACAACCCGCGAGGTTTGTGATGTTGCCTGTCCAGAGTTCAAGGTTCAACGACCTAGTCCAGCTGCATGTTATGAAAACACGCGAATGGAACAAGGTTGTATAAGAACAATTTGCTCAAAAACCGATCATGATGATCCTGACAACGTGGCTTATTCTTTTGGACTATTATCATTCCCTCACACCGAAATCGATATTATCGATGGTGTGGAAACGGAAATCCGCTGTCAAAGAATAAACCAAGACTTGTATAATACATTGTCACAGCAAGAACTCAATGATATATATTGGTCCAACGATGAAATCCTCTATGAGGACTTTTATCGTGACCCTGAATTGGAAGTTTTTGCTGAGACTGATTCTCGTAAAGCCTTTACAGAGCTTGAGAATCGTGTACACGATCACCAAGGACCTGTACCTGCTACCGTTGTTGCCTTATCTGAGCCATTTAAGACTCGGATTATCACAAAATCTATGGCCGACTCCAACTACTATGCAAAGCCCTTACAACAGGCAATGCACAGTGCATTGAGGAAGAATGATATCTTCACTGCGTTGGATCGACCTCTTGTTCTTGAGGATTTTGTTGATATGTGCAACATAAAGTCAGACAATCCGGACTGGTGTTTTGTATCTGGTGACTATAGTGCTGCAACTGATAATTTGAATTCAGATGCCACTCTAACATCTCTCTATCAAGTAATGGAGAGTATGCAGATCCAGATGCGAACCAGAGTAGTTCTTGCTAAGGCAGTTGCTAATCAAGAAATCAACTATGTTGGAGCTCTGAACAATTATGTTCGCTCCGCGGATATTCAAC